GCTCCGGCACCTGCTCCAGCAGCCACATCACCATTTGACGATGAAGACGATGTGCCAGCGGCATCAGCACCAGTTGCTAAACCAGCGGCTACAGGTCAAAATGCACAAGACATCTTGGCTATGATCCGTGCTCGTCAAAACAAATAATTGACACTACACATCACGCAAGAGGCGTTACGCCTCTTGCGTTTCTTTTTATACATAGGTGATATATGGGAAAACCATTTGACGTAAGCAAGTTCCGCAAGGAAATTACAAAAAGCATTGACGGCCTTAGTATTGGCTTCAATGATCCCACCGACTGGATCTCCACAGGCAACTATGCCCTGAACTACCTGATCTCTGGTGACTTCAATCGCGGTATTCCGCTGGGCAAGGTCACTGTGTTTGCTGGTGACTCGGGTGCAGGCAAAAGCTACATCTGCTCAGGCAACATTGTTAAACACGCACAAGAGCAAGGTATTTTTGTGGTGTTGATCGACAGTGAGAACGCACTGGATGAGGACTGGCTCAAAGCACTTGGGGTTGACACTGGTCCAGACAAACTGCTTAAACTGAGCATGGCCATGATTGATGACGTGGCCAAAACAATTTCAACATTCATGAGTGACTACAAAGCTCTGCCCGATGGCGAACGCCCTAAGGTCATGTTTGTGATTGACTCATTGGGCATGTTGCTAACACCCACAGACGTTAACCAATTTGACGCAGGTGAAATGAAAGGTGACTTGGGCCGTAAACCCAAAGCACTCACAGCACTGGTTCGTAACTGTGTCAACATGTTTGGTAGTTACAATGTTGGACTGGTTTGTACCAATCACACATATGCAAGCCAGGACATGTTTGATCCAGATGACAAGATCTCTGGAGGCCAAGGCTTTATCTATGCATCAAGCATTGTGGTTGCCATGAAGAAGATGAAGCTCAAAGAAGATGAAGACGGCAACAAAGTAAGCGAAGTAAACGGCATTCGTGCTGGCTGTAAAGTTATGAAAACACGCTATGCCAAACCCTTTGAAGGTGTGCAAGTCAAGATTCCTTACACAACAGGCATGAGTCCATACTCAGGTCTTACTGACCTGATTGAGAAAAAAGGCCTGCTCAAGAAAGAAGGCAACAGTCTTGTGTTTACCACAAGTGCTGGAGAGATCATCAAGAAGTTCCGCAAAGGATGGGAACGCAACGATGACTCGTGCTTGGATGTTGTGATGAAAGACTTTGGTAATCTGAAGGCAGAGGTAAGTATCATCGAAGCTGACAACGAGGAGGTTTAATGCATTCACATATTGCTAACGAAATTTGGGGTGAACTAAAACGCTACGTTAACACCGTTGATAGAACAGAAGCCGCAGAAACGTTGGTGTCGATTCTTATTGACAACGACGAAGATCCTGAAGACATTCGGGATGTCTTCAAACACGATTCGGATATTAAACGTGCTCTCACTAGTTACCTTGACAACGACAAGGACTACGAACAAGAAGAAGAGTATGACGAAGACAGTGAGTATAATGACAACGAAGAATGGGAATAACAGCGTTTTTCCCATTTACAATGCATCTGCATGTGTGTTTAAATGGGGCTGGAATACTCTAAGACTTTACAATGGCAAATCGTCAAGTTGTCATAGAGTAACTCCTGTTGAAGTAACCCCAGAAACTTTTGATTCATTTCACAATACTCCTGAAGTTCTTGATGATCGGCGTCGCATGCTGCAAGGCCAATGGCCCGTATCAGGACGAGGCTGTGAATACTGTCGAGACATAGAGCAAGCAGGTGGCATCAGTGATCGCTTGCACCACAATCAAATTTCAGGATTGACCCCTGTTGATTTTGCCACAGATAATCTAAATGCTACACCTCGCATCAGCGAAATTTATCTAAACAATACCTGCGATCTAGCATGCGTGTATTGTTTGCCAGTGTTTAGTTCCAAGATAAACCAAGAACTCAAAAAGTTTGGACCATACCCATTGGGTATAGAATCTGTGAACAAATCCCCAGATCGTGACCGGCTTTTTTCACTATATCTCAATTGGTTAAAAAACAATGGATCAAAGCTATCAAGACTCAGTATCCTGGGCGGCGAACCTTTGTTGCAAAATGAACTCTGGCAAATCCTGGAGATCTTGTACAGCCTCGACAATAAAAATCTTGAGCTGGCAATAAACACCAATCTCAACTGTAATGCAGAAACTCTGCAACGGTTTATTGACATTGGTCGAGATCTCACAGTTAAAAGAAAAATCAAACAAGTTCATGTGTGTGCCAGTTTAGACTGCTGGGGCGATCAAGCAGAGTTTGTTCGTTATGGGTTGAATTTACAAAATTGGCAGCGTAACTTTGAATCTTTGATGCAGCATCGTTGGATGGCACTGTCAGTACATCAAGTAATAACCTCATTGACAATGAAAACTGCCATTGATCTGCAACAAAGAATTGCAGAGTATAAAAAAACCAATCCTAAAATTCTGCAGGATTATCACTTGGTCGACAGCGGACTTGAGAAAATATATCATCCTCAAATTTTTGGCGGTGACTTTTTTCAACATCAGTTTGATCAACTGATAACTGAATTTCCAATTACTACAGACTGGGACATTGAGTCTCGAAAACGTCTGGAAGGTATTGCAGGCCTTACGGCCACTGGTACTGTTGAAATTGATCGATTGCACATGTTAAAACAAACATTAGACACAATTGATCAACGGCGCGGCACTGATTGGCAAAAACTTTGGCCAGAAATAAGCCAATATTTTATTGAGAACAACATATAATGTGGTACAGTCGTGTAGTTGCTGATCTTGGAGTTATTCCTGATTTTATAGCTCATTATGAACGCGAGCTTGACGAAGCCAAAAAAGACTGTAGAGTCTCAGGTGTGATTGAACACCGCATCAAAGAGTTGCCCGGCATTACTGAACAAAGATTCAACCAGCTGCAAGAAATTGAAGCTGTGTTGAACTATCTCAACATACAGTTGCGCAAGATTCGACGCCGGCATTTTCAAAAGTATCTAGAAGGCTATGCTCGCGCATTGACCAGTCGAGATGCTGAAAAGTATGTAGACGGCGAAGACGAAGTCATAGATTATGAGACCATCATCAACGAAGTTGCGTACCTGCGTAATCGTTGGTTGGGTATCATGAAAGGTCTTGACACCAAGCAGTGGCAAATGGGACACATTGTTCGTTTGCGCAGTGCTGGCATGGAAGATATTACAGTGTGAGTGGGCATGTTCTGTAAATACCAGTATGAAAATCATACTTGTCACTGGGGGATTTGACCCCATTCATTCTGGGCATATTGCCTATTTCAAAGCTGCCCGTAGCCTGGGCGACATGCTGATTGTGGGACTCAACAGCGATGACTGGTTGACTCGCAAAAAGGGCAGGCCGTTCATGCCCTGGAACGAACGATTGTGCGTGATCAACAATCTTGCCATGGTAGATGAAGTTTACACCTTCAATGATGACGATGGAAGTGCTTGCCATTTTATACAACAGGTAAGAGCACATTATCCAGATGCAGAGTTGGTGTTTGCCAACGGTGGTGATAGAACAGCTGACAACATTCCAGAAATGGTGTTTGACGATGTTGAGTTTACGTTTGGAGTGGGCGGAGAAGACAAAAAGAACTCAAGTAGCTGGATTCTTGAAGACTGGAAGAAACCACGCACTGAACGTACCTGGGGCTACTATCGTGTGTTGCACGAAGTAGGCAGTCATGTCAAACTCAAAGAACTCACAGTGAATCCCAAGACATGCTTGAGCATGCAACGGCACGAAAAACGTGCAGAGTTTTGGTTTGTGGCCGAAGGTGAAGCCACAGTATACACAGTGGATCCGCACAGCACAGATTATGATTTGATGGCTAGTCCAGCGCGACACCAACACACCTGGATCAAACTTGGTGAGTGGCATCAGTTGTGCAATGAAACCAATCAACCACTCAAGTTAATTGAAATTCAGTACGGCGACAATTGTGTGGAAGAGGACATTGAGCGTAAATGAAAGCTATTCCTGTGTTTGTGGGATATGATCCTAGAGAAGCCATAGCATATCATACCTGTGTGAATTCAATCATTCGCAACAGTTCTAGACCTGTTGCTATTGTGCCTGTGGCACTTAATCTGTTTCAAGACTATTCAGAAACGCACACAGACGGCTCAAATCATTTTATCTACACACGTTTCTTGGTGCCTCACTTGATGGAGTACACAGGATGGGCTATCTTTATAGACGGCGATATGATTGTACGTGGGGACATTGCTGAATTATGGGACTTGCAAAATCCCTACAATGACGTCATGGTGGTCAAACATGACTACAAAACTCGAATGACCGAGAAGTATCTAGGGTCCAAGAACGAAGATTATCCACGCAAGAACTGGTCAAGTGTCATACTCTGGAACTGCAACAGTTTCCCCAATCGCAAACTCACTCCCGAGTTTGTGCAAAAAGCAACCGGTGCTGAGCTACATAGGTTTACTTGGCTGGATGACGAGCGTGTGGGCGAACTTCCGAAAGAATGGAACTGGTTGCCTGATGAGTACGGGCCAAATGCCGACGCCAAGTTACTGCACTACACACTTGGTACGCCATGCTTTCAAGAGTTTGCTGCCACGCCACAGGGCGATGAATGGCACAGAGAACGCATACTTACAGAATACTGTCAACAACATACCATATGATTTTTCTAAGTAAAAACGGGCAAGACGAATATATCAACATGTTTGCACATGGATGCGGGGCAACTGCTGTGAGCACTGAAGATTTTGATTTCAATGCCAGCAGAGATCCCATAGTACTGCGTGGTATTCTAAACAAAGTAATCAAGTATTGCCAACGATCACAACGAGACTTTTGGTACGTTGATTCAGGCTATTTTGGAAATACACCTAGTTCGGCCAATCCCAACGGATGGAAGCACTGGCATAGAATTGTGCCAAACAATTTACAACATGGCAAAATAATTGAACGCCCATCAGATCGTTGGCAGCAACTGCAAATCAAACTGCAACCAAGAAAGTACGGTAGCAAAATTATCATAGCAGCACCAGACGAAAAACCCTGCAAGTTTTACAAAATTGAACAACAGCAATGGATTGAACAAACAGTGGCGACTATCAAACGCTACACTGACAGGCAAATAATAGTGCGACAACGAGCACCCCGGCGTGAAGATCGGGTACGATTGGATCCTTTGTCTGCGGTGTTGGCAGATGATGTGCATGCATTGGTCACATACAACTCTGTTGCAGCAGTTGAAAGCATCATAGCAGGTGTTCCAGCGTTTACACTGGCTCCAGTAAATGCTGCTGATCCTGTGGCCAGCCGCGGATTAGCCAACATAGACAATCCTAGTTGGCCTGACACTCTTTTGCGCGAAGCCTGGGCACATCATCTTGCTTATGGACAGTTTCACATCAGCGAAATGCGCAATGGACAAGCGCACAAAATTTTATTTGGATAAAATATGACCAAAAAGTTTGTTTGTATAACATCAATGGATCAGACCTACTACGAAAAGTGTGGTAAAGCCTGCATCGAAAGTTATGGCATGCATTGGCCAGGTGATATTCCCTTGTACGTATACAATGAAAACATGTCCGAGCCTCCCAAGAACAAATGGACTCACTACGTGCCTTGGGCTGATATGCCCGCGGAATATTTTGATTTTGTTCAACGCGGGCACGGAAATCGTACTATAACATTTGCCAAAAAAGCATTCAGTATTGTTCATGCCATGAACAACATTGACTGTGATCGATTGATATGGCTTGATGCTGATGTAGTGACCACAATGCCAATTAACCCGCAGTTGCTTGACATGATCACACCAGACAACGTATTAAGCACACACTATGGAGTCAAGCACGACTGGCCTAGCGATTCTGATCCGAGTAGAATCAGTTTCAGTTGTGAAACAGGATTTTTTATTGTAAACAAGAAACACGAAAAATTCCAGAACATGGCTGACCGTTATCTTGAGTACTATGATAAAGAACTGGGCAAAGATCTACGAAGATTCTATGACGGAGAAGTGTACGGAGCAGTGGTAGCAGAAATGGAAACAGCAGGTGTAAAGATGTTGGAACTCAATCCTGGACAGAGACACAAAACACCTATACCTCGCAGTGTAAT